AGAAGTCATCCGGCATCAGGGCCGTCTACGTACTGAACCTACACGCATGGAGATTGGTTACAAGTGACACGATGGTTAGTTTGCTAACTTGGATGTTGCGCCAGTCTCCAGCCGTGTTGGTGAAAAGGGGTAACGTTTGTGGACGCGCAGACTATGTTGCATCGTGAGGCTTTTGCATCTGAGATAACCTCCAATTCTCCTTTCAGAGGGAAGCACCCTGCTGATAATTGGGTCACCAACATCTTTAAAGGACTGAAATGAAACGCAGAGATTTCTTAGCTTCATTGCTTGCAGGTGCAGCAGCGACAGTGTTGCCTGCGGGAGCCTTTGCTTCTGAGACTGTCTGGAATACAGCAACCCTGACGGGTATGCTTGAGAAGATGTTTGCCTGCAAGATAGGGCCGCCTTGGGCGTTCTTTGAGGTCACAGCTGCTGGGGAAATTCTAACGCCTAATGAAAAGCTCAGCGTGCCAATCAATCGGTACATCTACGAGACTTACGTAGCTGCGGTTAAGGGTGGCACTGCCGAGGAGGCAGAGGCAAAGCTTGCCCGGCATTTCTATGAGCAATTTGAAAAGGTCCCTGCGGGGCAATTGGTTTGGAGAACTAAACCAACATTCTCAAGCCATGAGGTTGTGGAGTTTGGTGAGACTTGGCTGACCAGTGAAGCCATAGAGGACTCAAATGAAAAAAATCCTTTCATGCCGCAAGGGGTTGAGTATGACTTTGCTACCGGCAACTATCGGTTTGTTAAGGAGAAGTACACCCTGCATAAGATGAGAATGCGTTTGGTGCTGCCTGAAGTTTATGATGAAGAAGCGCCTGCAATTGCAAGTTTGTTTAAACCTGAAGGTAGCGCTGTGGTTGCTAATGTCGTTTAAACATGAGCAAGCGTAGGCAGTTAGTCCTAGACTTCATCCGTGCATACATCAGGTTGCATGGTGTGTCACCGTCTTATGAGGTTATTGCCAAAGGGATTGGATTGAAGTCTAAGTCAAACATTCATCGGATTGTTCATCGCTTGAGGGCGGAGGGGCATATTGTGACCAAGCCTTATAAGTTCCATGCTATTAAGTTAGTGGACACTTCGGCAAAGGCTATGATGAGACTATGAGTTTATTAACGCACGCAGAGATTAAAAAGTACATGGAGATGGTTTCCAAGGCATCTCCTGAGAACCGTGCAAAGATTCAGGCTTTGCTGGAGATGGACAAGATAGAGCGGAGCAAGGAGTCTTTCCTGTACTTCGTGACGCAGATGTGGCCTATCTTTATATCTGGGTCTCATCACAAGATCATGGCAGATGCTTTTGAGCGTGTGGCTAACGGGGAGCTTAAGAGGTTGATTATCAATATGCCTCCTAGGCATACAAAGTCAGAGTTTGCTTCATTCTTGTTGCCTGCGTGGTTTCTGGGTAAGTTTCCTCATAAAAAGATTATTCAGACTGCGCACACTGCGGAGTTGGCTACCGGATTTGGACGAAAGGTTAGGAATCTTGTTTCATCAGAACAGTATCAGAAGGTATTTTCTACAAAGCTATCGAGCGATTCAAAGGCCGCAGGTCGCTGGAATACTCATATGGGCGGTGATTACTTTGCTATCGGTGTTGGCGGCGCTGTTACAGGTAAGGGCGCAGATCTCTTAATCATTGACGACCCTCATTCTGAGCAAGAGGCCAAGCAAGCTAACCCTGCAGTATTTGACGGGGTGTATGAATGGTTTACTTCCGGTCCTCGTCAGCGTTTACAGCCCGGCGGAGCCATCATTATTGTGATGACAAGGTGGTCTAAGAGGGATTTAACAGGCCAAATCCTCAAAAATTCGGATAAAGATGGTGTAGATCAGTGGGAAGTCATTGATTTTCCTGCGATTATGCCTAACGGGAACCCTTTATGGCCCGGATTTTGGTCTAAAACGGCCCTAGAAGCCCTGAAAGCCGAGCTTCCAGTCTCTAAATGGGAAGCGCAGTATCAACAGAACCCCACATCTGAAGAAGGCGCGATCATTAAGCGTGAGCATTGGATGGTTTGGGACAAGAAACACCCGCCTGAATGTGAGTACATCATCCAATCTTGGGATACTGCGTTTGAAAAGAACAACCGCGCAGATTATTCTGCGTGTACGACATGGGGTGTCTTCCAGCATCCCAACAAAAACGGTGATTTGAAGGCAAACATCATCTTGTTAGATGCATTCAAAGAGCGCATGGAGTTCCCCGATCTAAAACGTAAAGCTTTAGAGGTGTACAGGGAATATGAACCTGACACTTTGATTGTTGAGAAGAGGGCTGCAGGTGCGCCCTTGATCTACGAGATGCGAAAAATGGGAATTCCCGTCGCGGAGTATACGCCGGGCAAAGGAAACGATAAGATATCGCGTGTAAACGCTATCTCTGCTTTGTTTGAGTCTGGCATGGTGTGGTGTCCTGAAACCCGATGGGCTGAAGAGGTTATGGATGAGTTAGCCTCCTTCCCTAATGGCGACCACGACGACCTTGTTGACTCAAGCAGTCAGGCTTTGATGCGTTTTCGCTTGGGAGGATTCATCTCCATCGATTCTGATGAAGAAGATGAACCTTTTTACCAACGTAGAAAAGTAGAGTACTACTAAGGAATATTATGAGCATTGAACGATCACTGAGCCAAGCTCCATTAGGTTTAAACGCTTTGGACATGGACGATACCACGGCAATGGAGATTGAGATTATTAACCCAGAAGGTCTCAAGATTGGTATTGATGGCGTAGAAGTTGACCTTATGCCAGAGCCTGAGAAAGAAGATTTTTCAGACAACCTCGCAGAGTACATGGATGATAGTGAACTCCAAAAGATTGCCAGTGATCTGATTGAAATGGTAGACACAGACGTTAACTCCCGAAAAGATTGGGTGGAAATGTATGTCAAAGGTCTAGATGTTTTGGGAATGAAATATGAAGAGCGTACTGAACCGTGGCTCGGTGCGTGCGGTGTTTTCTCAACGGTACTCACAGAGGCTGCTGTACGGTTCCAAAGCGAGACTATCATTGAAACGTTCCCTGCTCAGGGTCCGGTCAAAACCGAGATCATCGGTGCAATTGATAAACTTAAAGAAGAGGCTGCGGAGCGTGTCAAAGACGACATGAACTACAGATTGACAGAGGGAATGCCTGAGTATCGACCAGAACATGAACGTCTTCTGTACTCCCTAGGTTTGGCTGGCGCAGCTTTCAAAAAGGTCTACTACGACCCTTCTTTGGGCCGTCAAGCTTCTATCTTCATCCCCGCAGAGGATGTAATCATTCCCTACGGAGCTTCTAGTGCCATGACTTCTGAGCGTGTGACTCACATCATGCGCAAGACAAAGAATGACATCCGTAAGCTTCAAGTCTCTGGTTTCTACCTAGACAAGGAACTTGGAGAACCCCTTCAGTTCTACACTGACGTAGAGAAAAAGAAAGCTGAAGACCAAGGCTACAACCTCAATGATGATGACCGCTACCAGATCTATGAGATCCACGTAGATTACGACCTGCCCGGCTATGAAGATGAAGATGGCATTGCTCTTCCCTACGTCATCACCTTAGAGCGAGGAACGACTGAGATTCTCTCCATCCGCAGAAACTGGGATGAAGACGACAAACACAAACTCAAGCGCCAGCACTTTGTCCAGTACACCTACGTTCCCGGTTTTGGAGCTTATGGTCTTGGTCTTATCCACCTAATCGGTGGTTATGCCCGTGCAGGCACATCTATCATTCGTCAGTTGGTGGACGCAGGTACATTGTCTAACCTTCCCGGAGGTTTGAAGACCCGAGGTCTGAGAATCAAAGGAGATGACACTCCCATCCAGCCGGGTGAGTTCCGTGATGTGGACGTGCCAAGCGGTTCGGTCAAAGAGAACATCATGGCTCTGCCATACAAGGAGCCTTCTCAGGTTCTCTTAGCTCTCTTGAACCAGATTACAGACGAAGGCAGAAGACTTGGCTCAATCGCAGATATGAACATCAGCGATATGTCAGCTAACTCGCCCGTAGGTACAACTTTGGCATTACTTGAGCGCCAGCTTAAGACGATGAGTGCAGTACAAGCTCGTGTTCATTATTCAATGAAGCAAGAGTTTAAACTGCTCAAGGAAATCATCCGTGATTACATGCCGGAAGACTACGACTACACGCCTGTGTTTGGTACACCCCAAGCTAAACGTGCAGACTATGACATGGTGGACGTTATCCCCGTGTCCGACCCTAACTCTGCGACGATGGCTCAGAGGATCATGCAGTACCAAGCAGTCATTCAGTTGGCTCAAGGCGCTCCACAGATCTACAACCTGCCTTTGCTGCACCGCCAGATGATTGAGGTTCTGGGAGTAAAGAACGCAGACAAACTCGTACCTATTGACGATGACATGACCCCAAGGGATCCAATCTCAGAGAACATGTCGTTCTTGACAGGTAAACCCACCAAAGCATTCATCTACCAAGATCACGACGCACACATTGCTGTACATACATCAATGATGCAGGATCCGATGGTAATGGGTCAAATGGGTCAAAACCCAATGGCTCAACAGATGCAGGCTGCAATCATGGCTCACGTAGCCGAACACATTGCTTTCCAGTACAGAACCAAGATTGAGCAACGTCTTGGCGCTACTCTTCCAAAGCCAGATACCGAAATGCCCGAGGATATGGAAGTTCAGTTGTCAAAACTCGTTGCGCAAGCTGCAAAACAATTGTTGGACATCAACAAGAACCAAGCAGCCCAACAAGCCGCTCAACAGCAAATGCAAGATCCAGTTGTACAAATGCAACAACAAGAGTTGCAAATCAAACAGCAAGATGCTCAAACCAAAGCGCAGAAAGTTCAAGGCGACTTGGCTATCAAGCAGGCAGAGCTTCAACTCAAAATGGCGCAGATGCAAGGCCAGCAAGGAGAAGATCCTGCCGTGGCTGCACAAAAAGCGCAGCAAGACATTGCAATCGATGCCATGAAGAAACAGGCAGAAATGCGCATGTCTGAACAGCAACACCAGCAACAGTTGGAACACAACCAACAAACGCAGGATTTGCAGGCTAAACAACAGCTTTTACAAATGATGTTGAATGCAAAACGTACCGGAGATAAATGATGACTCAACTTCTTGATGCTT